AAGAATTTCTTGTAGATTTCCGGTAGACCAATCAATAGCGATAGTTCCGCCAGTTCCGGCAGTTTGGACCGGACCCATACCTTCTGAAATTGCGGCTTGCCCGTAAATAAAGACGGACCCACCAGATTTCATTCCATAAGGATTATCATTTACTGCGATAGTTGACATTTTATATTTTTCTCCTAGGAGTTATTAGACCAATGCTGGAATTTGCACAGAGGCAATTGTAGAATCACCATATACCGTAACGGTTGCTGTTGCAGTTGACGAACTAATAGATGATTTAATTGCGCACGCTACGCTGGAAATATACTTGCCATTTGCATAGAGCGCGACTAAATCTGCTGTTGCATACGTAAGTGTAGTGCTTGATGTAGTAGTTTTTGTTGCGATTGCCGCAGTAGTACCATCGTTATAAGTTACAGTTACTTGCGCAGTAATTGTTTCTGTGGCGCAAGTGATTGCAAAAGTAATTTCTGATAGTTTTAGCGCGGACACGCTTGCAGTTTGAAATGTGGAAGCATTTACTGCGGTTGAATTTGCCGCAGTTGGTGACACTACAAACGGCGCGCCATATGTAGAAGCAGTAGCACTCGGAAGTACACCATTAGTGGCGGAAGCGGATGTGACATAACTAAAACCACCATTCAATGCGGTTATAATCATGTCCAAAATTGTCCCGAAATTCCCGGTGTTGTTAGTTGGGCCAAGTTTGCCTAACTGTTTAGTAGTATTAGAATTTGCGCCCCATTCGTTCAAGCGTTCTACTTGTGCCTTATAAGCCATACTTTTAAATGGTCCTCTCTTTTAAATATCTAGCTTGCTGTGCTTTAGATAAATTTGTTATGTGTTCGGCTGAAAATTTTCTACCTTTATTGGCTAGAGATATTTGTTCATTATGCCAAACAGAATTTTTCATTCCTAATCTTCGTTTATTGCCTTTGGCTGCCAAGGACATTTTTGTTATTGCTGTTTGAGAAAATTTACGCCCTAAACATCCTTCTCCACCATCTGTGCTATTTACAAGATTGTGGCCGTTTTCACGAAAGAATTTTATCCATTGAATTTCAATTTTGGCTGCTTTAGAGTCATCAACTACAACAGCAAATTCTTTAATCTCTGGTTTAATCCCCGCAATCAATAAACTCTTAATCCAATTAGCCCGATGACTTTTGAATTTGAAATCCGTTAAATGTTTAGCCAGTCTTTTAGACAATGGTTGAACTGTCTTACCCACATACCTTATATCTTCTGGGGTACGCGGGTCTGTGAGAGTATAGATTTTTGTCATTGGCAATAAAAAGGCCAGAAAGTAAATTTGCGCTAAACGCGCTTAACTTTCTGGCCACACTGTGAGAGAACGGCTCTCGTCCGAAATTAGCCACACTGTTAATAGATATAGTTCTATTATCTATTATAGCATAGATTTTAGAAAGTCAAGTACCTATTCTAATATATTTTCAATACTATCCAATAGGTGGTCATGCCCTTCTTGTTTGGCATTCTCGAAGACAGGATCGGCTGGTCTAGCCGGATATATCCACCCAGAGCTATTAGGCGTAACGGTCTTAAAAGACTTGTTAACCCCGGCTTGGTTATAAGCATAATTGAATTTAGAAGCAGAAGGATTTAAAGGATTGTATCCATATCGGCTATGAAATGGCACGATAATATAAGGTGTACCTGTTTTACTTAATTTGGCTTTTGGCGAATTTAATAGGTATGGCTTCATATCCCATGCGGGGCTTCCGTATTCTTGCGCAGCAAGCATTGTTTCTGCACGTGCATCATCTATTATGATCATACCGTGAAATGGGTCTGTGAGAATTACAGGTCTACTTTGTATATAATCTGCCAAGTTAGCGTCGCGTACAGATGCGGCTAAAGCATCGCGTGCTACTTCCAATGATTCTTCTACAGCTTCAGATAGGATTTTGTATAGCTCGGCTTCATCAATATCTTCGATATCTTCAAGACTTATTTCAAGAGTGATTTCGTCCATTTTTAAGCTACCGTTGGCGGGAACACAACGTCTCGTTTACGTAAGATTGCTCGTTGTCCTAGATTGGTACTAGAACCATCAAATCGTTCCATTGCGCTTACAAATAACACCCAATCATATACGCAATTATAACTTATAGAATACGTGCTCGTTGGATTTGGGCCGTGGCCGCTTACCCAAGTTATGATCTTTCCGCTAACAGTAAAATCAGTTCCTTGTGTATAATTGGTAGTTGCTCCTGTAGCGGGGTTGCCAGAAAACACGCGAGATATAACACTTGGAGTGTAAGCTAAGGTGTCAGTCGCGCCCGCGCCACGAACTATTACTTGGCCATAAAAACCAAGCGGCATTTCTGGTATTTGTACAATATCGAAATCCTTAAGATACACAGAAGATGTAGGTGGCATACCTAGAATGAAATCACCCGGCGCAGCTACACCGATATCAATTAGTTCTTGTTGATTGCGAATACTTGTTACCAAACCAATGATAGTTGTTGGCCCTGTGTATACATGCCCGCCCCCTTGGCATACTTGGCAATTTAACAGCGGTCGATTTGGGTCTGTAGAATATGGGCTAAATTGGCATGGACAAACCGCTTCACTGTAATAGTTTAACGTTTGGCCGTGAAATGCCACAAAAGCATTGTGGTCTGGTATAGAAAAAGGGACACCTTGTTCAAATGACATTATTCTAGTCCCAATTTTTTATTTGCATAATATTTTGTTATTGCTACAGATAAATTAGCTCTATGCTCCGGTGTAAATATTATCTTCTTGTGCGTAGCAGACATTTTGGCGCGTGTTTCGGGTGTATGCTTTCGTCCACACAACGCAGCAGCAATTTTATGCCGTGTTTCAATCGAAGGACTTTTTACGTATTTACCTTTATTTCCAGCAGATATTTTAGCTTTGTGTTCCTCACTTAATTTGTGACCTAAAGTACGTGTGTTGCCTATTAAGCTGGCAGATATTTTTACCCTTGTTTTTTTGTTTGGCCTGTACCCTACACTACCTTCTCCGCCATCTGTAGCATTGACTAGGTTGTATCCCCAAGAACGATATTGTTTGATTGCTTGGGTTTCCGTTATATTAATTGCGTCTTCAGACTTACAAGAAGCGATTATGTTCATGGTTGGTTTAAATCCACTTTTAAGTAAAGTTTTTATCCAATAGTTGTGATGCGTGTTAGTTTTTAAATTTTTTGCGTAACAATGTTCAATTAATCGTTTCTTAATTCGTTCCGCTTTTGTCTTCCCAACATATCTAACATTCTCAGGATCACGCGGGTCAACTAGGGTGTATATGTTAAATAATTCCATATAACTAAAGGCTACGAACCCACATACCATTGTATGTTTGTCGTAATGTTATTAACGCTTTATCTGTGGTGCCCGGAATTCTGCCAATTTGGCGCTCTAATCCTTGGATAGCTTGCATATAGAACAGTGGAGTAATGCTTCGACTTTCGGCTACACCATCACGCGAGATTGTATAACTAGTAGCGCCAAGAGGAAATCGCGCCAAAATTATCTGCCCAAGCAATTCAATTGCGCTTCGGGCTGCAATGTAGTCGCGCATTTCTTGCGGAATGCCTTCACGTAAGCCAACCAAAATATCAAAATGCCAGAATTGTGGAATATAATCTGAAGCCAGAAAAAAGAAATAAAAACTTGCTTGAGCTAGAATCCAGTTTAGGATTGCATAGTTTGTTGGTACAAGTTGTATGATACCGGGTCTACTTGTAAAGCTAATCCATGATTGTGGTATGTTAACGGTCTGTTGTTTGTTGAAAAATCCAGCTAACTGATAAACTTCAAGTATGTTGGTAAAAGGCGCTTCAATGTTAATCCATTGATTGCTCGAACTTTGTTTAAAGAATGAAACACCATCTGCAATTTCATCATAGTAGGTGGGTGCCCATGTACCACCGCTAGCGCCAAGAGATGTAGCTGAAACATTAGGGTCAGGCAAGTTAGGGATACCAAAATCATAGTTCAAGATTCCTCTTGACACTATGTGCGTTGGTTCTACCCGCGTCATCATACCACGCTCGGTTTCTTTGTAAGATTGAATCAGCGAGCGCGCAATATCTATATCCTGCAACGTCTTGTAGTCGATAAAGACGGTATCAGTGGTAGAGCTACTTGGCAAGGCACTATAGTTTACACTAATGGTAACATTGTTATTACTTAGATCATATATTACCATGCTAGTTGTGCTTGGTGAGATGGTTATGGGTGAACCATTACCGAAGGTTATTTGATGTGTGCTGTTGTTGTAAGTCAACGCATACGCGCCCCGGCCAGAATTAAAGCCAACACCTGTGATTGAAATACCTGTGGTATTGGTTGGTTGCACGGTAGCTGTTAAGCTTTCAAATGCGATAAGTGGCAAGCCATAGAACCAACGAGAATGCATTTCTGCTGGCACAACTGGTAACACGGTGAATGTAGCTGTTGCTTTGATACTTGTGGAAGTTGTTACAACAATTGAGTAATCATTCAGTACGTTGCTGCATTTAGCAAGCATGTAACCATCAGAATCAGCTACTGTGGTAAGATTTAAACTAGTAGTTACCGGAGATGTACCACCAGTTAATGTAATAGTTTGTGCCGGGCCAAGTGGGATAGGCGCAGATATTGTAGGACCGGGAGATGGTTGTGATTGTGGCTGCGTCTGCCCACCAGCGGCTAGTGAATTACGTTGCCACTGAATAGTAAGAACGTCTGTAGTAGGCGAAGGTGAAAACGTAATCGTAGCTGTAACAATGTTGTAACTGGAATCGTATCTAGAATAAAACTGCTGGTCAGTTACGACTGAGATATTAGTAATTGTAGCCATTTACTTCTCCAAATCTGCGATTAGCAACACTGCCGATTTTAGTGACTTCACTAATTCAGCATTGGCTTTAGCTGGTTTATTACATTCGTGGCAACGAATAAATAATTCACCGTTTGATTTATTAATGATAAGCCGCCGCAAAAAAAACTCACTCTGGGTAAGCGAAGATTTTAATATCCGCGCGTGACAATAATTACAACGCATTTTTAAGGTATGTAATGCTCCGCTCCAAAATTTTAATTGAATCATTTGCCAAGCCAAGAACACTATTACACTTGGTGCATAATAATCCGCGCACTCTTAAAGTAACATGGTCATGGTCTACACTGAAGTTAAGTTGTTTACCATATTGGCCTACATTTTCATTCTTAGTTTTTTCACAAATAGCACATTTAAAATTTTGTGCTTCAAGCATTCTGTTGTATTCGTTTAGATCGATACCAAAACAGTACTTCAAGTTTATATTACGTATTTTTTCTTTGTCTTTTTGATAACGCTGCTTTCGTACTTCCGGTGTTCGGCTTGGGCATTGTCTAGCTATTGCTAGATGACAAGCTTTACAACGATAATCCAAACCACGTTTACTGCGAGGATTTTTGTAAAATTGCCGCTTATCTTTTGATTTTTTACATTTAGAACACCGCATTTAAGTTTTACGCTACTCCAAGTAACCTGCAAATTAAGAAGATGATGAGTATTGTCCAAATGATCCCCGGAACTTGCGGGCCACAATAGCCTGTGCCCCAACCTGCACCCGGTAAAAGTAGTAATAGTAAAATGATAATTAGTAACATAGATTAATCCTTCTTAAGAAACACAGGGTGTTTGCTCCGTCGCTTATCCCAACATGGCCGACATACATATTCGCCATCGGATAGTTTGTATTTTTTGTACATCTCGCGGGTAGCTATTTCTTTGCTACCAGCACAATCGGAACAGACTAGGTTTAGTGTATGGTTGGATTTTTGTATTTCAGACTTACCTAACCGTTGCATATTCTTAAGATTGGCATCGGCTGAATATTTAGGCTTAATTGGATTGTGCCATTTTTGTTCGTGATTATTTGGTGCAGCCCATGTTACATCTTTAGTGCCGCCAACTTTTGTTTGTCGAGCATGTCTGCTTTTAAGGTCTTTTTTAGGGACCATTAAATAAACTCGCTTTCGCGCGTTCTTGCCACCTTCTGGGGCCATGTTGTGTTCAGGCTCTGTAGAAAACCAACCACTGTGCATGCCTTCTTTTTTAATGCCTTCTAGTTTATGTTCATGTGTAGCATGTAACATCAAACCAGCATTTTGTAAGTTACGTACTCTAGTTTTCTGAGACTTAACCATCCCCGGTTTATCTTTCGTCTTAGCTACCTTAGCTCTAAATACACCTAGTGGGTAAGTATCCATTCGGCCAAAAAATCGTGGGTCATCATACTGTTTAATATAAGCTGCCTTTGCTTCTGCCGCCGAATCAAAACCAAGCATCACTTTGTCTTCATCGTAAGTCTTGAAGTCTGGTGCCTTGTTCTGTCTAACTATATAAACGTCATGCGCTAAGGGGTTGGGGCCGATATAGCAATCTACATGATCACCATCCTTCCCTTCAGTTAGCCTTATGTAACCATAAGGATAGCGCATCAAGGTCTTACCTTCTTTCTTAGCATCGTGGTCATACCAATAGCGATAGCTACCAGCACGATTTTCAATGGAGATAGGCATACCTGCAAATTCAGTTTGATAGTGTAGCTTGTGTGACTTCGCAGTTAGATAAAACTCGCGAGGCTTACCAGTAACAATTGAGCCGGTGTTTCCATCGTCCGAGAAGGTATCAGGATCAATTGCTGGCCCCGGTACAGCCCACACATGAGTATTAGTGTGAAATGTACCTTGATCATCTACTAACCCAAATACCATATCTGTATAGCATTCTGGATCAAGCATCTGGACTATTGGCCCATAGCCTAGTTCTTCTTTGCCTATTAGGATTCTAAGCCCTAATTTTATCGCGGGTCGGAGCACGGAATTCAAATCCTAGTGTATCGTAGTTTTCGTCCACTTTGTTCAAGTCAATTGTCGCGTCGTTTACGCGAACGATATGACATTTTCGTAAGGCTCTAACAACTCTGTCTCGTATTTGTGTAGAATTCATTTCCAATACACGACAAATTATTACAAAACTGAACGGATTTTTGTCGTCATCGTCAAACAACCATTCAGTTGCTTCCCAAAAGGAAGCATCCATATTTGTCCTAGCACCTTGTTCAATTACATTTAGTGCATCTTCTAACACTGCGTGGTACAATTTTGTTACTTCTTCAAAGGTTAGTTGCTGTGTCTTTTTCATTTACTTAGTCTTCTTGAATGCCCCACGAATGGTGACACCATATTTTCTTAACGTAGTTAGTACATGATATTTGGAAAGTCCTTGTTTTTGTTCAATTTCCACTGTCTTTTTTCCTTTTGTATACTCTTCCACAATTTGTTTTTCTATTTTTTCTGGAAGTTTTCTGCTGGCCCAATATTGTTGGCTTGTAGCAGCAATTTTGGCTAATTCTTCTGGCGTATGTTTGTAACCTAGCGCATGTTTATTACCTTTACGTGCCATTGAAAATTTGGCGCGTGTTTCCATTGTTGGATTAGCTCCGTTTTTGTTTCCTTTTAGTTTGGCAGCGATTTTAGCTTTGGTTTCTTCTGATACTATTCTTCCAGAAACACCATCTCCACCTTCAGTACCATTAGTTAATTTGTAACCCCAATCACGAAATTGCTTAATACAGAATATTTCACAGGCGTTAGTATCTAATTCTGATTTACACATAGCTATAGGATAGATAAGTGGGCGCAAGCCTTGATTTTTAAGATGTTTGATCCAGTTAGTGCGGTAATTGCGTGCTTTAAGATCACTACAATGGCAACTTAGTCGATAATCTAGTGTACGGCCAGTTTTACCAATATACCTTATATCTTCTGGCTTGCGTGGGTCTGCTAGTGTGTATACAAAAAACATAATTAGCTAGAAAGTTGAGTCGTGTCGTTCTTGACCGTATTCTGTGCTCCCGGAGTCCGGCGTAATTTTTTACCGCGCTTGTAGTAGCCCCTAGCACGTTCTGGGACAAAAGGTGCCTCTTCCATTTCTGAATTATCGTCTGCCCAATCATATTTGTCATCATTTAGATGCCCACGATCTTGTAGATTACGGTCAAATCGCGTGTGAGTAGGATGATGCTGCGAAGTATCTTCAAAACCTTTCTTAACACCCGAACCACGTGGTTTAGTTGCTGTCTTTGGAGCCTTGGCACGTAGTTTAGCTCTTGCTGAACGCTTTACTGCGGGTGCAGTCTGTTTGTAAGTCTTTGAACTTAATCGCGCGCCTTTGATGCGCTTGGCACCCTTAAGCGCCTTGGCTTTCTTGCTAGGCCATGCCTTTGCTAGAAAGTCCATAATACCACCAAAGCTTTTTTCACATTCGCAATCACATTTACCACAATCTTTGCAAAGTGGTTCGTTGACTTTGTGTGATTTCATAAAAGAGCCAATACCTGTGGTGAAGGTGTTTAGATAACCCATGATGCCGGATTTTTTTACTTTTGGCATAGTTGCTTCTTTTAAATCCTTAATTGCACCTTTTTCTTTGCGATAAAATCCTTTAGCCTCTTTTCGTGTGTAACCATAAGCGTTACGAATAGTACCAATTGTTTTACTTCGTTGGCCCTTCATAAACTCTACAATGCCGCCTTGTGAGCGCAGCATTGAATCCTTGCTAATTTTGAATGGGTTATCTTTGGGCCGTTGTACCGCCATTTGCACCCCTGCTTTGGCATCACTAAGTGATTTCGCTCCGCGCTTTGGCCGCGATCTACTAGATATAGCACTAACTTCTGGTTCTTCTAATTCTTTTTTAATTCCTACCACATGTGAAGCACGCGATATATTAGAATATTCTGTAGTACCGCGTGGTGACATACCTTTAGGCTTAGATTCTGGCTCAGGTATATTCTTAACACCTCGTGTCTTAGGACTTGGGATATCTGCGGTAGATACCTTCTTACCGGCACTGTTGGTAGAGCCTTTATCGCTCCATCCATACTTTGACGTACCGTGCTTCTTAGCGCCTAATGCACGATTGATTCCTTGCTTAGCAAGTCCAAGGCCCATTCCTACGAATCTACTAACCATTCCTCTTGCCGCTGAATTTGTGGGCATATGTCTTATTCTCCTTTTTCTATCGGAACGCTTCCTAATGGGTTACAAACAGGGCAAGCGCGAATTCCGATTTCTTCTTGCCCGTTACTCTTATATATTACACGTACACAGTGCTTACCTTTGCAAATGCTACAAGTACGTTTTGATTTGCGTGTTAAATCTGCGCCAGCCTTAGCGCCAACAGTTTGGCCTTTTACACCTCTAAGATGCGCGTCTAAACCAGCGGGAGTAGAACTTACACCAGAATGCCCCGGCGCGCGCCATCGCACTTGGCCTGTTGGCTTATGCGGAAACTCTACGTGTATCTCGCCTTCTTTTTCTGGGTGGGTGTAAACATGCCTAGAAGTGTAGTTATACTTCTTAGGATTGTATTCAATACCAGCCGAACTTTGATCTTGATGTTGTTTCTTTCGGTCTACACCATAGCCATGTGATTCTAAAACTTTTTTGTATTCTTGGCCTAGCGCCACCTTCGATTCTCGCGCGGCGTGTTCTTGTTCGGGTGTGAATCCAGCCATTTGGCGAAATCCACCGCGCCCTTTATTCAAATCGAAAACAAGAATCACTGACTTCTTAGTTTTCTTTTTTTCTGGATACTTACCGCCGTTGACTTTCTCCTTACGCTTTTCTGACAACATGATTGCGACTGCTTGTTTTTGTTTCTTAACAACAGGGCCTTTTTTACTTCCGCTGTGAAGCTTATTATGCTTCCATTTCGGCATCACCAAATTACTAGGCATTATTAACTCCGTTATGCTGTTTAACGTAATTAGCCGCCTTAATTAATAATTCTTCGTTGTCATCAAAGTTACCTATACCAACATTGCATTGGTGGCATAAAAGTGCTCTTACTTTATCAGTAGTATGATCATGATCTACTGAAAGGCGGCATAATACTCCACTACGGCTTCGTCTAGTTTCCGGCATACCACAAATAGCGCATAAGCCTTTTTGTTTTTCTAATAATTGATAATATAAATCTTCCGTCATGCCGATATTGCGCAGTGTTTGCGTTAAGCTTATTTTTTCTCTGTTTTCCGCGTAGTGTGTTTGCATCTCTAGGCTTCTCCAACGTTCTTTATCATATTCGCTCTTATGCGCTACAAATTCAGGATTTTGATAGTTTTTAATGTATCTTTGTTTGTTGTATTCTCTTAAGTGTTCTGGGTTAAGCGTGCGCCACTCTCTGGTTGCTTGTAATAGTTGCTCTTTAATTATTGGGTCTTGCCTGTATTTTGATTGGCCCTTACTGGCAGAAGCACGTTTACATTCTAGGCACTTGTAACCGCCGTCAAATATTTCACCAGTAATTTCATGTAATCCATTTTTACAAAGCTTACTTTTTGGTTTTTCCATTTTTAGCTTCCTCTTTTACTTTGCCCTTAATTTCGTGGTAAAAGGTATGGCGTATCTTACCGTCATCACAATGCAATTGGCATCCTTTAGGCCCAAAGTCTCTAACTCGTCCTTGCCCTTTGGTGCCATCGTGCATTTCAAATTCTACATAAAGATTCTTCTTAAAGAATCCGGGCGCAAAGTCATTGTGCGCAAGCTTACTTTGCCAACCATGCTCACTAGGCCGCGATTTAGGGGTAAATGGATTTTTCTTTTTCGCACCCATTACTGAGCCTAATTTAGAACCACCACTAGATATCTTGCCTAATTTTGGTGCTTGTCCTACTGCGCTGCCTTTAGTTCCCGGTCTAGCTTTAGCGCCCGCTGCTTTCTTGTGCAATACAACATTTTTGACGCGGCCTTCTAACTTGCCGGTAGGTACTCCGGGTTGTCTTGATTTAGCCAGTAACCACAACATTATTATACAAGCCCCTTGGCTTTTAAATAATCTTTTTTATGTGTATTGCCTTTTTGTGCTTCAGACATTTTTGCACGTGTTTCGGGCGTATGCTTTCGTCCAAAGAAAGGATTATTTTTACCTTTATAGGTTTCTGAAATAAAGTGTTTTGTTTTTTCCGTATGTTTTCTTCCTTTGCTTGCTGCGCCTATTTTTGTACGATGCTCAAGAGAAAGGTGTTTTCCAAAATACGGATGTTTTGTACCCATTTTACTGGCGGATATTTTAGCACGGGTTTCAGCAGAATGCTTTGATACCCCATCACCACCATTTGTGCTATTTACTAAATTGTACCCAAAAGATTTAAACTGCTGAATACAGATTATTTCTACGTGCGCAGTATCTTGCTCATTTAAAACCGTTGCAATTTGATTGATGGTAGGTTTCACACCAGCATTAAGTAACGATTTTATCCAATTAGTTCGGTGATCTGTGCCTTTTAAATCGGCGCAATGCACAGACAATCTCCTTTTTAATGCTTGAGATGTTTTACCAATATATCTGATATCCTCTGGTTTGCGCGGGTCTGTTAGTGTATATATACTTGTCATTTTATGCCGCCACTAATTGATATGCTGTAACTTTCAAACTGCCCGATGGATTTCCATTAGAATCTATTGCATCTAACCATGCAACATAACTTCCTAACAAACCACCAGAAGATGTAACATAAGTATAAGTGTATATACCTACACTAACTTTAGTGGCTGTGCCAGAACTCACTATTGTGCCACCGGGGTCTTGTATAGACACAGTAGGTAATATTGGTGGGTCTGTTAGAACTGGCGGAAGCCCAAGAGTTATAGCAAAAGTTAGTTTGACGGTTTTTCCCGCTCTGATTTGTATAATTGATGACATTAGTTCGCGCTGACCACACTTTGTAAGTTAATGCTTAATGGCTCTGATACCAAGCCCAATTCTACATCCAATGGCTCTTGTGTAGAAGTGATGTTTATTCCCAATGCTGGCAAAGCAAGAGATAATAAGATGTTATAAACAACGGCTGGCGGAACGATGAAGGTTCCTGAAAAACCATTGCCAATTAGATAGTTAAAAATCTCTGCTGCAATTCGTTGTGCCATATCTTTATTGAATGCTGTTGATGCGGCATTGAATAAGAAACTAGAAGAAGTAAAAACAGGTACAACAGGTAAACCGATAAAAGGATAGTTTCTAAGTACGAAAGATTCTAGAACAGCTTTAACTTGTGCTTCGTTTTGTTTGAAAGCATGTACAACTTGCTCGAATCTCTGCGGAGTATATGTGTTATCTTCTTTGACAATCTCTAATCCGGTAGGTATCTTTTGATATAGTAAGCTTTGGATAACATTAGTCTTAGGATCACCTTGTTTGAAAGCTTGCACCGGAATCTCAAAGTTCTGTGGCATGAATGTAGGTACAACGATAATAATTTCGTTGCCAGCCGGAAATGTTTTGAATAACAAGTTTTGAAGTTGTATAGTCTTTAAGTCACTTTGTTTGAACGCTTGAATTGCTGTTTCAAATTTCTGCGGACTGTAAGTATTGTCTTCTCGTACTATCTCTGTGCCAGTTGGTTGATATAACAACGTGGACAGAATTACTGGCTTAGTAGAAAAACCAGCAAGCGTTGCAATCTTGTTCCAGAAATCGACATTTCCGGGTGTGCCAGTTGGTGGCGGAATTATAAATGGAACTGAGTTATAAAGCAGTGTTTGAAATCTTGATTGCGGGTAAGCTTCTTTGTTGGCTTGCACCGGAATCTCAAAATGCTGCGCTATATAAGGTGTGTTCTCTTGTACAATTTCTGTACCAGTAGGAACTTTCTGGTACAACAAGAATTGCAATATATTTGTCTTAAGGTCTGCTTGTTTGTATGTTTGCGCAGCTTCGTCTGTTAGCTGCCGAATATAGGTATTGTTTTCTCGTACTATCTCTAAACCATTAGGTATCTCAGACCACAATGTTTCATAGATAGCAGATATCAAACTTGTGGCATTAAATGTTTTGCTGGCCAAGATACTACGTTGTACCAGTGGTAAATACGTGTTATCTTCCTTAACTATCTCTGAGCCAGTTGGAACCTTCTGGTATAAAACATTTTGAATAACATTGGTTAATAAACCACTTCTAACAAATCCATATACTGGTATCTCAAATCTTTGTGGATTATAGGTGTTATTTTCCTTAACTATTTCTAGTCCTGTAGGAATTTCAGACCACAATGTTTCGTAAATAGAACCAAGTAAACTCGTTGTGTTGAAAGCTGCCGACGTAAGCACATTTCTTTGTACTTGTGGCATATACGTATTATTCTCGGTCACTATCTCGGTCCCGGTAGGCACTTTTTGATACAAGAAAACTTGTATCAAGTTAGTTTTGGGATCGCCCAACTTATAAGCTTGTACGATATTGGTGTCATTTTGAAGTTGCCCGATGTACGTATTGTTCTCTTTTACAATTTCTGTCCCTGTCGCATACTTTTGATACAATGCTGATGGTATAGTTTTAGTCTTTAACTCTGCATCTTTGTATGCCATGATTGTTAGAGTATCACGCTGTACCTGTGGTATATAAGTATTGTTCTCTTTTACAATTTCTATGCCAGATGGAAACTGTTTATACATTAAGTATTGAAATATGGCCGGAACAAAATTATTGTTTGCATAAGCAACTTGATTTGTTGCAATACTTATCCTGTTCCAAATATCAAAATGATAGGAGTTATCATGTGGCGTGAAATCTACAATCAGCCACATATCTTCTACCGTGTCGGTGACGCCTGCTACATCATCAACCGCGCCGATTTCGGTGGTGCCATCTGTGAGATTTGCAAATGCCGGTGTCCAAATACCATCATCATAGTAAGCATCGGATGTAGTGACAGCTTTTACGGTATCAGTATTCGCGCCGCCAACTCTTCGTCGGATACTTATATTCCCCGCGACTGTAGCTTTGGCGATGAATGCGGTTTTTGCGGCGTTGATTGTATCAATACTGTTAATGATACCCACGCCTTCTGCGGCGGAACCCGTTTTTGTGAACGAGCCTACAAACATGGTTTGTGCGTTGTTGAGACCAATATTGGTACAGTTAGTTCCGGTGGTGAATGGCGTGTTGGACCAGCACAGCGCCGAAGTCGCCGCACCGTTTTTTGTCCACGCATCGTAAGTCGGAGTCCCTGCTACGCCTTGACGGGCGATGCAATAGCCGGGGCCGGGATATTGGTCATCTCGGACCATCACGTCATCTATCCATACGCTGCCCGTGATACCATTATCACTGGAGTTGCCCACAGATATTCGATCGACATTTGCCGAGCCTGTATTTTGACCTGTCTGTGTTCCGACGATGGTGCCATCGACTTTTAGTTCGACAACTCCTACAGTCGCACTGATAACGAGCTTGACTTCGATTAAATGAAGGACGTTGTTACTGATAGTGCTGGTGTTTATAGACTGAAACCCGCCGCTGGCAAAATTAGAAGTGCCGAATTGAATAGGATTTCCTGCGCCGTCTATCTGACCGATGATTGCGAGGATTGTCACGTCTGATGAATTTCTAATATCCACCAAGTGCATCAACTTGGTGGCCGCACCCGTCATCGTGGAATAAGCCCAAAATCTAACGTAGCAAGTGCTGAGATTGAGGCCCGTGATGCTCTCGACGTAAGTGGTAGTCCCGCCCGTAGCCTTGAGCGAATACCCACCCCTCGTGACGTGCGCGGTGTCAATGACGGGTGAGCCACTAAGAGTAGGCCACTCGCTCGTGTCTCCCGTCTCGAAGCCGGAAAAGAACCAGATCGCCATTTTCTAGTTAATCCTTTCTACCATTTCGCCATTTAATTTCGTCTTCTACCGGCATCTTAGGTAATGGTGGTGCTCCGTACTTATCGGCGCAATCTTGACACTGGTATAAAACGAAAACAGTACTTCTAAAAGCTAAACCACCAGATTTGCCACAAGAGAAACAAAACACAGGGTCCATAAACATGCCGTGCTTACCGGCTACTTCGTGGTCATCACGTGAATGTTTAAGGCGAGAATCTTCTCCCTTAAGCTGCCAACTATTATCTTCTTGGATTATAACTTCAGCCATTATCTAACACTCGGTGAATACGTGCCATTCGCCAAATTCTCGTCTAGCTGCGGCATAGGTTTATACGGGCCATGACAATACGCAGGTTTAAAGTGTTCTTGCCCCCAACTATCAATGTAATCAAATTCTTCTCGTCGCGGCCAAACATGTTCATGGGGTAAGTCATTACCTACCATCATAAATATGCCGCCGCATGTTTCACACTCAAAATGTTTAAACGGATATTCCATGTGGGTTTTCTCCTACTTATAGAATCGATCAACTAGCCACCAACTTTTCTTTGTTGGTTTCTTTTTGGTTTCTGGTTTCTTAGCGGGCTTCTTGGCTGGTTTCTTAGCCGCGCCACCACCAGTGAATCCTTCCATATCTGCGCGTTCTTCTTCCATTGCAGCTTGTTCTTCCGCCATCTCTTGTTGCATGTCTAATTCTTTGGCTTGTAGAATAAATGGAGAACCGGGAACCTTACCATCGTATTTACCTTCGGTAATTTCTTCTAATGGTGCTAATCCTTCGTCCGCGCGGTATTCATCAAAGGTTAAACCATTGCTAAGTTTCTGTGTCCATAATGCAACGCGGTCTGCCTCTGGTGGTATATCTTCAATACTAAAATCAAAGAACAAATCATCGTACCAAGGTTCAATTAGATTGGTATTAATAAAGTCTGCTATCGAATTAAGTAACCCTTTGTATCCTTCCTCTTGCATTGAAGCTATAACATCAGCTTGATCGTTGACGCCCGCGATAACAGTTCCTCGTTCACCTTGATCTGGTGACATGTTCAATGTTGAAGGGTGCATACGAAATGCGCTGCACTTCCATGATACGGCTAACCGCATCATCTGTATAAACTGCATGTCACTCATGGAATCACGCAGTTTTAAAAGGTCCATTTGAAATTGCGGGTCATTGGTAGGTAGGATTGGCAGGCGTTCGTTACTTTGTGGCCCATTTGTGCCGTAGATTTGTTGCTTGAAGTATTCAAGCCCAATAGGGTCCATTTCACCACGGAGCACGATCATTTGATCTGGGTAATTCTTTTGGAAAATTTTAGTGTTATACTGCATTGATAGCAACAGCATTGTTGTTGCTGCCAAGCTACGTTCAAAACATGAACGGCCCCAACCATAATTATTCATCTCATTAGTTGGGTTAGAAATATGTAATGCCAGTTCGCCTTTCTTCCACGCGCCTGCAATACGGAAATCGTCTATCTCTTGCACATAAGCCATATCAGTAAGGTCGATACCTTGTTGCGCAAAGAATATGCCTAATACTTTCTTCTCATCATATATGTTGTGTTCTTGCATGTAGCGAAGTAGAACATCATATCTGGGTTTAACATCATCGCCGGGGATAAGATACCACTTTAATGGTTTACCTGTGTATGATCTGGTTATAGGAGCGCATACACGGTCAATAATAAGTTGATCTTCTGTAAATTTCACTAAAAAATCCTTAAAAGAAGGATGTACTTCTTCCCAAGGATGCGCTACAACTTCTGAAACTTCTTCTATGCGTTTTTCGTCTTCTTTGCTTAGCTTGAAATAAGGATCGGCGTATCGTTTATGGCGAATTAACCAGCCTTTCTTTTTCTTTGGCGCAAATGTACGTTGCGCAACAAATTTAACTTGTTCTATTCTGGCCAGTATGATTAATTGGTCTACGAGTGATTGCCGAAAACTTTGTCGTAACAAAGTCATTGGTGGCGTATGTCTAGGTTTAGATACTGCACCACTCATTGTAGAGAGTTGTGTAGCAAATAAACTGTAGTATGCCGACATCAATGTGCCGAGTTTACGATCTAACCGCTTTTCGTAAGCCGCTTGTTCAGCGGGGGAACCACTAGAGATTTCTTTGATTACTTGCTTTATATCTTTTGGATTTATATCTTTAGGTAAAAGTAGACCTGCTTCGGTTTGTGTAAAACCCTCTAACAAGCTTGGATTTACTCCGAATTGGTCAAACATTTTACGTTTAGTTTCTGCCACAGGTTATTTCCTTTTAGTGTATACCTACACTGCCTGCACTTGGAGCGGTTGCGCCAACACTACCTATTCCTGTCACACTTGCGCCAGCAGGATTAACATTAGGGTTGTTCGCATTAGGGTTGTTCGCACCAGTATCAGGTTCCCAAGCGGGTAAGGTAGGATTTAACGGCTTACCATATTTATTTTGTGCTTCTACTTCTTCTACAGTCATTGGGTGAGTAGGCGGCCCCGCCACTGTAACCACTTTAGGCGTATTCTTTATGGTTTCAGTTAACACATTAGCTACATGCCGTTCATGTTCTTCTTCATGCCGCAATGCGAAACGCCCTTGTTTAATTTGTGTTTCTTGCTGGCTAATTCTTTGCCGTTGGTTGCGATTCATAAAACGTTCTTTTTGTAACTCTTCGCCTTCAATAGTAGCACGCCAACGAAGCAATTCATTTGTGTCTTTTCGCAGTTCTAGCATTTCCGCGTCTCTATTAAGCCCGGAAGTATTGGCAATACCTACCTGTGTTTCTAAATTTCCAACACGTGTACCAATTGCGCTTAAATCGCTGTGTATACCATTACCGACAAAGGCGACTAGCATTAGTAACGCGCTAATAATATAAGGTGTTAACGATGCCCAAGTAATAGTTCCCCCGGATGTGTGTTTGTTTTCTAGTGTTCCAGTATCCATATTTTATTTTTTCGCCCAACGTTGTTTAGCTGCTTCAGAAATTTTTGCGCGAGTTTCTAATGAATGCTGTTTGCCAAAATTAGGATTATTTTCCCCACGCCGTGCAAGTGACATTTTATTTAACGCTGTTAAAGTGTGTTTCTTACCAAAAAATGGATTATTTTTGCCTAGTTTACGCGTAGACAATTTTTGTATTGTTTCTTCCGAATGTTTTTTACCCAACCAATTTTTATTTCCTGTTTTAATCATTGATAGTTTAGATTTAGTTTCTAGCGTATGTTTATAACCTTGCGGCCCCTCTCCACCATCGGTGCTATTAGTCAGGTTGTAACCCCAATCTATAAACTGTTTAATACACTGGATTTCACAAATTTTAGCATCTTCTTCAGATTTACACATCGCAATGGGAATAATCACTGGCTTCAAATTTAGCCTTTTCAATTTTTTTACCCAATTAGTTTTGTGATCAGAATTTCTAAAATCTGCACAATGTGTCTTTAATCGTTTTTTGAGTGAATTAACCGTCTTCCCAACATATCTAACATTCTCAGGATCACGTGGGTCAGACAACGTATAGATGCTTGTCATTTATGGAATTCTTCTTGCGTATTACTTTTTTGCGTATTAATTTTCCCACTTCCTTTGCATACAGGACAAAGTTTTGGTTCGTTAAAAACAGTAACCCACCCCTTTCCATCGCAGCCGTTACAATTTGTATGAATCACGTTCTAACATCTCCCTTCTAACGTCAGCCACTAAATCTGGCGTTATTCCTTTAAATATAATTATACTAAATACTATAACACATATTATAGCACATATTCCTAATAAAGTAAAGTATCCCATTAACATTATTAATGAAGTAAACATTACAAATTCCTATATACTGGTTGCCTCGCTTGAGCATCCCACTGCCAGTTTAGCTGTGCTTTTCTGTAGTCATCTTCTGTAAGTGGTTTATATGTGGTATCTATTTCTATCTGATTTTTTACTAATGGCCTAAATTGTTCAAACGCTCGCTTACTTTTACATCCCCATATAGACAGGGCTAACGCGATAACTGTGTCATCATGTTTTGTCTCTGGCGCAGAATATGAAACCTTACCAGACTTTTCAGACATGGTATATTGAAACATACGTAGTTCTGCTATAAGGTCTGAAATCTCTGGGAAGAATACCCGGCCTTGTTCCATTTCTGCCGATAAATTTTCTACAAGCGCGTTCTTGGCTAAACTACTATTCATATTGTAGCCTGTTACGCGCAAACCCATTCCCTGTAGTTGTTCACATAAAGGATCACCTTGGGATGTAGCATCAACCCAAACTTTGGGATTATTGAAACGTTTACATATGCTTTGTATACGTGTAAGTTGAATCGTCCAATCAATCTTTGAGAAGCGGTCAAAAAACACCACCTGCCGTTCCTCACGATCCAATACAATAATTACTGTGTAATCTCGTTGTTTAGCGAAATCTACGCCAACCACATAATTCCGGCCTTCTATACCGTGTAGAAGTAGTTGGCCCCTAACGCATTCATCAATATTGCGAAATACACCCGCGCCGGATGTTAAAAATGTAGCTAGATATTCTTGTCTGAAAAAGTCTTCTGGTACTGTTCGTTTGTATTGCTCAATTTCTTTTGGATTGATATATGGATTAGAACTAGTTGGAAAATGGAAAGATTCAATTTCGGCCCGATTCTCTATTTTACGGCCATCTTCAAACATTTCCCAAAAATAACCACGGCCAAAAGGCGTAGATATAAGAATACCACGCCCCATTGTATCTGCTAGGCATGGTCTAATAGCTGCTTCCCAAACAGCACGTGGAATATACGCAGCTTCGTCTAATACAGCAAAGTCAAAATGGTTTCCTCGAATCGCTTCTGGGTTAGTCGCGGAAAAGAATGAAATCATTGATTCATTTTTAAGTGTAATCCTAGCAATCTGTCCATTAGCGCGGCGTACTTGCGAAACCAACCCCGCGTTTTTAAGCGCAGAAAAAATCGGGTCTGAACCATACGTGGTTTGCCGCCATACGGGGGCTATCCATGCAGAATGTGATTTAGGCTGTTCAAGTGCAACTTTTACACACTCATTTGCGCAAGCCAAGCTTTTACCAAAACGGCGACCGGCTGCGACCACACGAAAACGGGCTTTGCTGTTATGCAATTCCATTTGCGCTGCGTGCGGGCTATATAGTTGTACGCCAACAACTTTCGCTGGTATCTCTATCATCCTTGCTTCCTGCGTAAAAATGTGCTAGAATTGATGTTGGACGGCATATCTTTACCAATATATTATAGCATAGAATATTACAGTTTCAAGGGAGTACTAATGGGAAAAATTAATAAGTCGCTATATTCCAGTAAAACTGGCGAATGGGAAACACCTAAAGAGCTATTTACAGCGTTAGACAAACACTTTCATTTTAAAATGGACGTGGCTGCTACAAAAGCCAACGCAAAATGCGCCATGTATCTTACTAAGAAGGATGACGCATTGAAATCTACTTGGGGTAGTATGAACTGGTGCAATCCACCGTATGGAGTCGGCTTGGTGAAATGGCTCCTTAAAGCAGCTTTTGAGGCTACAGAAGGAAGAAGTACAGTTATGTTGCTTCCTGCCAGAACAGATACCAAATGGTTTAATGTTTTAGGCCAGCTTACAAATGCGATCTTTTTGTTTCATGGCCGCTTGACTTTTGATGGTGAGGGTGCTAAAACTACAAATGCGCCGTTTCCGTCTCTGTTAGCGTTTTTTGGTATTAACTACGCAGATATTAGGGCGCTTAAAGGTAAACTAAATGGTGAAATCTGGGTGATTGATAAGGATTACAACAATGTTCAAGCAGAAGAAAAACAAGCGGATAATGGATCAAGTACGGAAGCCAATGGCTAAACCGGGAAAAGCGATTCTATCTAAAATTCGTAAAAAGGAAGACGAAGAAGCTGAAAAGGAGATTAAGGAGTATGTTTGAAATTACAATGCCTAAGTTAGTAGCCGGATTGCTCACTATTACTATCGTAGTATTGTTAGCATCACATTTTGGGTTAATTTAATGGAACCAATAGACGCAATCAATTATTGCAAAGAGCACGATTTATTAATCGTCACCGTTCAACCAATTTATTGGTCAACACTAGCTCCGTTAGAAACACCTTTTACAATCTTAGTGCATAATGGGGAAGGCTGTGAAGTGCCAGTCATCGTAGGAAGGAACGCCTTGGAATGTGTGGAAAAACTTCTTGACAAGCCGGTCAAGGTTTGCTAGAATTGTTTTTGTTGAAAAAATGCCCGTTTAAGGAGAAGGTTGGATGCAAGAACTTAAGGAACTAATCGTAAGGGATCGCGAACAGTTCGAGAAAGAAGAGTGGAATGGCACTTTTCTACAATACCTTGATAAAGTTAAGGAAAATCCGGGGATTGTAAAATTGGCACATCGTACTGTTTATGACATGATTATGAGCCAAGGTGTTAAAGACATTCTTGACACAGATGACCCGCGTACCAAGCGTTTATATAAGGACAGTGGACTCAAGCAAATTGAGTTTTTTAAAGATGAATTTTTTGGTGTGGAAGAAACCACCAATCAGATTGCAAAGTACTTTCATTCTGCCGCGCTGAAGGGCGAAGAGAGTCGGCAAGTACTATATTTCCTTGGGCCTGTTGGCTCTGGTAAGAGTTCGCTAGTTGAAAAGATCAAACGTGGGCTAGAAGGCATTACCTTCTATGAATTAAAAGACTGCCCAATGCATGAGGAACCCTTGCATCTAGTGCCACAACAGTTGCGCAAGGAGTTTGATAAGTTTCTTGGCACCACCATTGAAGGTGATCTTTGCCCTGTGTGCCAGTATAGACTGAAAAAAGAATTTAACGGGAAGTATGAAGACTTTCCAGTAACTCTGAATCGCTTTTCAAAGCGTAATCGCATTGGCATTGGTGTAGTTCCACCAGTTGACCCAAACAATCAGGATACGTCTGTATTGATTGGTTCAGAAGATATTTCTAAGCTGGATATGTATTCTGAAGGCGATCCACGTGTACTAGAACTGAATGGCGCGTTTAATGTTGGTAATCGTGGCACAGTTGAATTCATCGAAGTGTTCAAGAACGAAACCGAATACTTGCACGCGATGATCACTGCAACACAGGAGAAGTCAATTCCTGCGCCGGGCCGACATGGTATGCTATATGTCGATTCCGTTATCATGGCGCATTCCAATGAGGCGGAATGGACCAAGTTTCGTTCAGACCATACCAACGAAGCGATTCTGGATCGTATGGTTGTGGTTAAGGTGCCGTATAATCTGCGGTTGTCTGAGGAAGTGAAGATTTATCAGAAGATTATTCGCAACTCGGATTTCGATGCACATATTGCGCCACATACATTGGAAGTTGCTTCTACATTCGCGATTCTATCGCGGCTAGAGCCAACTGCAAAGTGTGACCCACTGACCAAACTACGCCTATACAATGGCGAGGAAGTAGTAGAAAAGGGGCGCACTAAGAAGATTGATGTAAGTGAATTGAAGGAAGATACCAAGCGCGAAGGTTTGTTTGGAATCTCAACTCGGTTCATTATGAAGGCGCTAGATAATGCGCTGTCTGATAATATCGAAGGTAATTGTATCAATCCGATTAACGTGCGTGAAGCCATGATTAAAATGGTTAAAGGCTCTGATATGTCGGATGATAACAAGAAGGCTCTACTTGAGATTCTACAGGATACCTTGCACAAAGAGTACCTAGAGATTCTAGAGAAGGAGATTACCAAGGCGTTTATCTTCGCATATCGTGAACAGGCTGAGTCATTGTTCCAAAATTATTTGGATCATGCCGAAGCATACGTGAATAAGACCAAGGTTAAAGACCACAATACCAAGGAAGACCTTAATCCTGATATTGGATTTATGAAATCGATTGAAGAACAGATTGCTATCATTGGTTCACAAGCAGACACATTCCGGCAAGAAGTATTGAGTTATCTTGCAACTGCTATGCGCCGTGGCCATAAACTGACTTATGTTAGTTATGAGCCATTGAAGGAAGCAATCGAGAAGAAGCTAATGAGTTCAGTTCGCGAGATTAGCCGAATTGTTACTAAGGCACGAAGCCGTGACAATGAGCAACAAGAGAAGTACGATGCAATGGTCAAGAATATGATGGAGAATGGCTATTGTAAGTCTTGTGTTGATATCGTGCTAAAATACGCGGCGAACAATATCTGGAAGGATTGAAAAAAGCCTTGATTTTATTGGGGAATTTACGATTCCGAGATTAAGTGTTTGCTAATTTTATCTTGAAATGGCGCATACTTTTCTCGGAACCCCAGAAGTCAATAGATTTCCTAACGGGCGCGAATCAGGGCGCGCTTCAACGAGACAGGGAGTAGGAGCCGTTAATCTGGCTCCTACTCCCAAAGTTGTGTTTATTATGGTAATTAAATATTTAGCCGTTATTACTTATAGTTTCTGTCTTGGTTATGCTCTAGGCTGTATAGGAATACCAATTGCTGGCGCTTTGACAATCGCAATTTTTTGGCCAAATTAATGCATAAACCTAGAAAATGTAAATGCGGCCACTTTGATTACGAACATATTGCCGGTTCAATTTGTACAGTAGGAGTGGAAGCAACTGAGAATGTGCTAGGCACTTTTAGAGATCGTGAATCCGGCGCAGTTCGTTTTTTTTGTGGTACTGAAGTAGTGATTTGTTATTGCAGAAGGATGAAATACTAATGCCGACTGATACGATTTTTAGAGAATACAACCAGCATGATAGCGAACGTAGTGACAGGTCTGCTGGCGACCGTGCGCGGCACAATGAAAAGGTCAGAGAGGCAATTAAGAAGAATATCGGAAAAGTTATTTCCGAAGAATCAATCATTGGCCGCGATGGAGACGAGATAGTTAAAATTCCCATCAAAGGTATCAAAGAGTATCATTTTGTTTACGGGGATAATCACTCTGATGTTGCAGAGGGAGATGAAGACAGCAAAGAAGGCGACGTTATTGGTAAACGCAATAAACGTGGCCAAGGTAAAGGTGTGGGTAGACAAGGTGGTGATGACAGTGGTGAAGACGTTTATGAAACTAGTGTTACTATTGATGAACTAATTGATATTATGATGGAAGATTTGGGCCTGCCAGATATGGAGCGCAAATCTTTGAAACAGCTAGAACTGGACAAGAGTTTCAAACGCAAAGGCTATCGCCGCGCGGGGATTAGGGTACGTCTTGATAAGTTTAAGACGATTACAGAGAAGATTAAACGGCAGAAGGCCAGCAAACGATTAGGAGATATTA